CTACTGAATCACTTAAGAATCGTACCACCGTAGTCCGATCATAAGGTCAGAAGACACTCATGTTACATAAGACCATAATGGACAACCAAACTGATCCACATCACGCATGCAGGAATCACCCCCTAACGCGGTCTGTAGACAAGCTTGATCTATGGTAGTATTCCCTAAGCCACCGCCTCAGTGACATCCCGTCGTAGTGGGAACACCAACCAAGCACGTAACCCTTCAAATTTGGCACACACTTCTCGTCGTCATCGCCTTAGCTCGGAGCGTGTATATAGTATAACCATTAAGGTCCGTCTGCTTGGTCGGCTTAGCACCCACGCCAGGAGATCCACCTTGGCTAACTGGATTGCACGTGAGTCACTCCTCATTACTCGGCTACCATACCGGAATATGATCGCACCAGTCACACTGCTGTGACCGGTCCCTGATCATGCCTTTCACTTGGGGTAGTCCCGCGGGAACTGACTCACAGCCTCTCACAGCAGTAGCCCACAGAGCGTAAACCAATTGGTAACAGCAGTTCAACTCCTCTTTACAAAGAAGTCGACCTCACTGTCACTCTCCCACATCTGGTCCTTCTGATCACCCAGGCCGCCCACGCAACCCAGGATCCGGTTCGCCAACCCCCTACCGCGGGCAATCGGCTCACCTAACACAAGGATATCTTCGTCATCCGCAATGGTTTCAACTTGACGGACCTTGGACACCTTTTCGTTCACCACTACTAAGGCCCCCTCCATCCTCCCATCTACGGACTCCCCTGAGGAACAACCCTCAGTGGGGGAGCGTGGGCTAACCACATGTCCCCCCCCATATCCATACAGACCACTGGTAGTTTTCATCCCAAGTCTCCAGTACCCCATTGTGGTTCCCATCTTTGGTGATGTGCGGTAGCGTTGAGGTAGCCGAAACCACCCCAGTCGAATATTTGTGAGATACTTCATTAATCCCTCCCACAAGTCTCGCACTGGATCACATAAGCGCCCACTGGGTACCATCCGGTTTATGATGGTAATCTCTTCCCGCAGTTGCTCATTGACCCGCCCGATAGACGTCGGAATGGACTTATTCTCTCCGAATCCAAGCCATACTCCCAGGGCGCCCTCTAGGAGCGCCGTGATTTCTTTTTCGAACTCATCGATTGTAAGCCCAGTCTTGGCTGCGTCCGTCCACGCGAGCATGTCACCCCAATCTTCTTGTTCCTCGCGTATGCGCTGCAAGATGGTCTCCCGGATAACCTTTCCTCCGTCTGAGGCACTCGATTTCCAGGGCGCTTGCAGTCTTAGAAGGATGCCTATTCCCGCACTCCCCTGACTCATCGCCACTCTCAAAGCTCTAACCCATTGGGGCCTAAGAGCCTTGATCGCTTTGATTTGCCGGTCTGGAGCACAGGGAAATCCTGGGCCTCCGAATTCACGCGGTAGAAACGGATCTAGTCCCACACGACGAAATTCGTAAAATTCGTCGCGGAATGTCACTTCACATATATACTCAACGCC